CGCTAGGGTGTATGGTAACGCTAGGGTGTATAATAACGCTGTGGTGTCTGGTTACGCTGTGGTGACTGGTTACGCTGAGGTGTATGGTAACGCTGAGGTGTCTGGTCGCGCTGTGGTGTCTGGTCACGCTATGGTGTCTGGTAACGCTCGGGTGTCTGGTCGCGCGATGTTGTATGATTACGCTATTGTGGAGTGAATGAAATGACTACTTTTGATTTTGGCAACGGTCCGGTCTCCGCCTACCAGCATTCTAATGGTGGTGGGTGGGTCGCTGATACCGCCACTGTTTCTGAGAGCGCCTATGTTGGGCCTAACGCTTGGGTGTCTGATGCCGCTGTGGTGTCTGGTAACGCTGTGGTGTCTGGTAACGCTAGGGTGTCTGGTAACGCTAGGGTGTCTGATAACGCTGAGGTGACTTGTGACGCTAGGGTGTCTGGTCGCGCTGTGGTGTATGGTAACGTTAGGGTGTCTGGTTACGCTAGGGTATCTGATAACGCTATGGTGACTGGTTACGCTGTGGTGTCTGGTGACGCTGAGGTGTTTGGTGACGCTATGGTGACTGGTCGCGTTGTGGTGACTGGTTACGCTAAGGTGTCTGGTGACGCTTGGGTGTCTGGTGACGCTGTGGTGTCTGGTAACGCTATGGTGTCTGGTTACACTGTGGTGACTGGTCGCGCTGTGGTGACTGGTGACGCTAGGGTGTCTGATAATGCTGTGGTGGCTGGTAACGCTGTGGTGTCTGGTGACGCTGTGGTGACTGGTTACGCTGAGGTGTCTGATAATGCTGTGGTGTCTGGTCGCGTTGTGGTGTCTGGTCGCGCTGTGGTGTCTGGGACCCGTTACTCGGCGAACACGTAGGTGTCTGGTAACGCTAGGTAATGGATGAAGGAGTGAATGACATGACTACTTTTGATTTTGGTACTGGTCCAGTTCCTGCTCACCAGCATTCTAATGGTGGTGGATGGGTTGCGGATACCGCCACTGTTTCTGAGACCGCCTATGTTGGGCCTAACGCTTGGGTGTCTGATGACGCTGTGGTGTCTGGTAACGCTAAGGTGTTTGATAACGCTCGGGTGACTGGTAACGCTAGGATGTATGATAACGCTGAGGTGACTTGTGACGCTAGGGTGTCTGGTTACGCTGTGGTGTATGGTAACGCTTGGGTGTATGGTAACGCTGTGGTGTATGGTAACGCTTGGGTGTATGATAACGCTAGGGTGTCTGGTTACGCTAGGGTGTCTGGTTACGCTAAGATGTCTGGTTACGCTAGGGTGTCTGGTGACGCTTGGGTGTCTGGTGGCGCTGTGGTGTCTGGTCGCGCTGTGGTGTCTGGTCGCGCTGTGGTGTCTGGTGACGCTTGGGTGTCTGGTTACGCTGTGGTGACTGGTGACGCTGTGGTGTCTGGTGACGCTGTGGTGTCTGATAATGCTGTGGTGTCTGGTCGCGCTGTGGTGACTGGTAATGAATGAAGGAGTGAATGACATGACTACTTTTGATTTTGGCAACGGTCCGGTCTCCGCCCACCAGCATCCTAATGGTGGTGGGTGGGTCGCTGATACCGCCACTGTTTCTGAGTCCGCCTATGTTGGGCCTAACGCTAGGGTGTCTGATTACGCTAGGGTGTCTGATTACGCTAGGGTGACTGGTTACGCTATGGTGACTCGTTACGCTGTGGTGACTGGTAACGCTAGGGTGTCTGATAATGCTGTGGTGTCTGGTTACGTTAGGGTGTCTGATAACGCTATGGTGACTGGTGACGCTTGGGTGTCTGGTGACGCTAAGGTGTCTGGTCGCGCTGTGGTGACTGGTAACGTTAGGGTGTCTGGTGACGCTTGGGTGTCTGGTGACGCTAAGGTGTCTGGTGACGCTTGGGTGTCTGGTTACGCTGTGGTGTCTGGTGACGCTGTGGTGTCTGGTAACGCTATGGTGACTGGTGACGCTGTGGTGACTGGTAATGAATGAAGGAAAAGTCTAAATGTCTCTTAAACCTCGTAAGAAACGTGTACGTGTTCGCCGAGTAACGGGTCTTAGTGGTGCTCCTAAGACTCCTGGACGGGCAGCTGATTCATATTTTCAATATGAAGTTGAGAATAAGCAGATTATAGAATTGGTCAAATCTTGGATTCGTACTGAGTTTCCTAAGAAAATTGCCACATCTATTCTAAAACAACCAGACTGGAAATTTATGTTTCCACACTGGGCATGTATTATTCACACAAACGATTCCTCTCGTATGGACTATCTTCGAAATAGAATTTCTCAACTGGCAGAGGAAGAAGTGAAAGTCGTAAAATCTCCTAATAAGAATACGACACAAAAAGATAAGATTGATCCAGTGAAAGAATGGATTGGCGAATTAGAAGAGGTAGTAGACCGACAAGATGACAAGTTTGACTTCTATCAGTTTGCTCGAATCAAGAATATGAACAAAGCACAAACTGAAAAAATCATTCAATATTATAAAAGAGAATATGAAGAACTCTTGGAAGTAAAGGAAGGTAAAAGCGAGGATCTTAAAGAAGCCTGGGGATATCTAAAACGTAAAGGTTTGACAAATCGTATTGCATTTTTTGAACGTCTATTGTCTGAACTAGACAAGCATATAAATAATAAAAAGGTAATACGTCGTCCACGTAAACCAAAGGTAAAGTCTGCCGCGCAACTCGTAAAAAACGTCCAATATCTCAAAGAATCGAATGAGTTGAAAGTTGTGTCGGTAAGTCCAGAAACAATTGTTGACATGAAACAATTGTGGGTATATAATGTTAAGTATAAGAAATTGACTTGTTATAACTCTTTGGAGGGTGGTTTTAAGATGAAAGGAACCACACTTCAAAACTTTGATATGGAAACAAGTATGTGTAAGATGTTACGTAAACCCCAAGAGCAACTAGGTGAGTTGCTGAAATCGGGAAAGGTTAAACTCAGGACTTTCATGGATAAACTAACAACCAAACCATCAACATTTACAGGTCGTATCAATAAAGATACACTATTAGTGAGAGTATTATGAGCAATGTGATTCAGTTTCCTTTTGAACGAATGGGTGTATCGCCCATTGTAAAAGAAAGGAATCTTCCACAATCTGAAGAAGAGACAATAAAGGCTATCACAATCAATCGAATGATGTTGGTAGACGAAGTAGTCAACACAGAATTTAGCCGTCTTGCTACGAAAATGATGATGCAAGGGTTTCCTGTAGAAGATTCTGGATTCTTCAAGGATTATATTTTTGTTGGAGAGATGATGAGAGCCATATTGTATAATAGTGTGGATATTGAACATCCTTTGTATGATATCATTACTAGCAATCGCGATAGATTAAAAAAGATGATTGGAGATGGTTATATCTCTTTTGAGGATGAAGATGACGAGAATGAGGAATAGGAGTTAATTTTGATTTTACTTGATTTTTCGCAAGTATGTCTATCAGGTATTCTTGCGAGTGGCAATAAAGATTTTAGTGAAGATCTTATTCGTCACATGGTACTAAACTCAATCCGTAGCTTCAAGACACGGTTCTCTGAATACGGAGAAATGATACTCTGTTGCGATGACAAGAACTATTGGCGTCGTCAAATCTTTCCTTACTATAAGGCAAATCGTAAGAAGAGTCGAGAAGAATCACCACTCAACTGGAATCTTATCTTTGATACATTGAATTCAATCAAAGAAGAGATTCGAGATAATTTTCCATATGTCGTAATTCAAATCGAATCTGCCGAGGCTGATGACATCATTGCTACAATGGTAGAACGTTATGGTAATTCAAACGAAAAGATTATGATCGTATCGGGTGATAAAGACTTTTCACAATTGCAAAGGTATAAAAATGTTGAACAATATTCTCCTATTACGAAGAAGTTTATTAGAGTTGAAGATCCTATGGTATACCTTTACGAACATGTTATCAGGGGCGACGCCGGCGACGGAGTACCTAATATTCTTTCTCGTGACGATGTTTTCGTCGTTGGTGTTAGACAGCGCCCATTAACGACTAAGAAAGTTAAAGCATATATAGATGAGATGAATCGAGGTATAGTTCCATTTGATGGTGAAATCAAAAGAAATTATATGAGAAATATTCATCTAATCGATCTATCAAGAATTCCAGATAATATACGAAAACAAGTTATTGAAATGTATTCTTCATACGAGAAAAAAGATAAATCGAAGTTATTAAACTATTTTATTAAAAACAAACTTAAAAATTTAATGTCTGACATCCAGGAGTTTTGAAATGAAAGACGGTATTGCAGAAATCATTAAGAAAGCCTCTGAATTAAAAACAGAAAAAGAGAAGATTGAGTTTTTACAGGCTGCATCTAAGAAGTGTCAACCTCCAGATCTTTTAGTACTCATGTTTAGATTGATGTTTGATCCTAAAGTAACATTTGATCTACCAGAAGGTCCACCACCTTATAAACCTCTGCCAAAAGAGTCTGACGTTCAGAACTTTTTGTATAGAGACTTTCGCCGAATAAAGTACTTTATCAAGGGTCAGTTTGAGAACATTCGACCACACAAACGCGAAACGATGTTTATCGAATTTCTAGAATCTATGGACCCAGATGATGCTCTAATGATGGTGGCTATCAAAGATAAAAAGAGCCCATACAAAGGAATCACTAAAGCACTCATTAAGAAAACTTTCAAAGAAGAAGCAAAGGATTGGTAATAGTTATGTCTAAGACTTTTCGGGCTCGCCATAACAAGTGGGATGATGATTACGATGATTATGATAATTCACGACGAGTAAAAAAATTTCGAAAAATGAGAAAAGAACGTCAAGAATCTTTTAAAAATAAATTTAATTTAAATGAAGGTGAAGATGTTTCAGAAGATACCATTCATAAATCGTAAATCGGCTGTTATTATAGGTAATGGTACTACAAGACAAAATTTCAATTTAAATAATCTTGTTAATAAAGAAAATCTTTTAATCTACTCGTGTGGCGTTGCTTACAAAGGATTTGATGACCCTAATAAAGTAGATTATCATGTTACCATTGAAGAGTATAGGAGAGATCAGTTAGAAAAAGAAGTCCAGTCTCCTATAATTTATCCAGAAGATATTGAGGATCATGTAGAGTCTATGTTTTATCATGGACACGCTGGTCCTCGTCCTCGTTCTAATACTGGTATGTTTGCTATGAAATGTGCTATAAGAACAGGTTGTTCGGTGTTATATATATTAGGATTCGACTCGTTAATTAAAAACGACGAGACTCAATCTATCAGCAATATGTTTAAAGGAAAGGCTGAAACAAGAACAAGAGCGGCGGATAATCCAAATAGAATTAGATATCTAGATTGGTTTATGTCGCATAATCATCTTGTAGACTTTATATTTGTTTTTGATAAACAATATGAGTTTTACAGATGTCAATCCAATAATATGCATGGTTTGTCTTATTCAATGTTTGAGAAGATGTTAACAGATGACATTTCTATTTGATCCATTAGAAAAAGCAGGAAGCACTACTTTAACCATATTCATAGGATATGATTCTAAAGAAGATTTCTGTGCTAAAATACTAGCGCATACAATTAGAAAATATAGTAATCATAGAAAAGATTTTGTAATTATTCCTTTGATCTACGATCAACTTTACGCTAATGCGTATACATCAAGAAAATTAGATAAAAGAGGATCCACAGAATTTTCTATGACTAGATTTCTTTGTGTTCCTATCACAAGATTACATATGCAATATCCTGAAAGTATAGAAAATAAATATAAAGGTTTATTGGAAAGATATTCCTTATTTTTAGATTGTGATATGATGTTTACTGAATCTGTTTGGAATTTATTAAAAGTGGCGGACTTATCCAAACCAGTTTCTGTTTGTAAACACGATTATTCTTCTGCATCTCGTTATAAGATGCATGGTACTCTCCAAGAGAATTATCCTAGAAAGAACTGGTCTTCTGTTACACTGTGGAATTGTCTTCATGATAAAAGCAAACAGATGACCTTTAAATTAGCTGATACAAAAGATCCGGCATATCTTCATAGATTTCAAGGATTCGATGATAATGATATTGGAGAACTTCCTTTAAAATGGAATTATCTAGTAGACGAACCAATGGATCGAGATTATTACGGATTAGAAAAAGATGAACTTCCATCTAACATTCATCATACTTTAGGTTCACCTGTTTTTAGATTATATCAGGATAGCGAATATTCCGACCTTTGGAAAGAAAATTTCAAAAGTGTGTTTTCTAGAGATTTTGATGAGAAAAAAGATACTATTTGATAAATAGAGATAAGGAGGACTAATGCCAACTTATACATTTTTTAATGAAGAATCCGGCATGGAATGGGATGACTTTATGTCAATCTCAGAAAAAGAAAGTTACCTTAAAAAAAATCCTCAAATCAAACAAGTCTTAAACTCTATGAACATTGTTTCTGGAGTTGGAGGTTTGCGTAATGATGGTGGTTGGAATGATGTAATGAATAAAATCTCTGATGCTCATCCAACCAGCGAACTGGCCGCTTCTAGAGGGTCAACGAAGTCAACAAAGGAGGTTAAAACAAGACAAGCCGTAGAGAAGTGGAGAAAACAGCGAGCTATACGTGGAGATTCTGTAAAACTTTAACTCGCACAAAGGAACTAATAAATGTCCCTTATTAACCTAGAAGATTACGGCGTAGGTAAACTTACAAAAAGGCAAAAAAGAGAACTGAGAAAACAACAGAGTAATTCGCTTAGAATACGATCTATTCAACCGAAAACACAAAATCAAAAACGAGCCTTTGATCACTATGACGAAGAATATAATCTTCTACTGCATGGTCTTGCAGGAACAGGAAAGACCTTCATATCACTCTACTTAGCACTGTCTGACGTTTTAAGCCAAGACTGCGACCAACATAATGTTACCATTGTTCGTTCGGTAGTCCCAACAAGAGATATGGGATTTCTACCAGGAAGCGAAAAAGAAAAATCCAAAGTATACGAAGCACCATACTCTAGCATCTGTAGTGAATTATTTGGAAGAGGCGATGCATACGAGATTCTGAAAACAAAGAATCTTATCAACTTTGTTACAACATCCTATATTCGTGGACTAACATTAGATGATACGATTGTAATAGTTGATGAGGCTCAAAATTTAAACTTCCATGAGTTGGATTCTATCATTACCAGACTTGGTGAAAATAGTCGTATTATGTTCTGTGGTGACTTTAGACAGAGTGATCTTATTAGAGATGAAGAAAGAAAAGGATTATTGACATTTATGAAAATTCTTGATACAATAGAAGAGTTTCAAACAGTAGAGTTTGAGGAAGACGATATTGTGCGAAGCCGTATCGTGAAAGATTATATAATCTCAAAAGCAAAACACGGAGTTTTGTAGATATGCGCGAAAAGTTGATTGAACTTGTTTTAGATTACTGTGTACGTAATGAAGAAGATTGGGACATTCCATATAAAGCAGATGAACTTCGAAAGTATACAAATGAGTATCTATTGGAACTGATTGAAAAACAATTAGATTGTTATATGAATGTAGTTCACGGTACTCGTTGGCGAGAAAAGGTCGGAGTTCATCTAATGAATAATGATTTTTTATATGGTTACGGCGATTTAGACCCTTTGTTTTCTGATATTGGTGCTCCAGACAATGTTGCTGGATATGAAGCAGAAGACATGATTGTGGGTGGATTAGATGATTTTTCAACATCGCCAAATAAGTTTACCTGATATCAAGGCAACAACGAATAAGGAAACCGGCAGGATGTATCATACTCCTGCCGGTGACTTACCTTCTATCACCACTGTTCTTGGTCGATTATCTCATGATAGTATCATGGAATGGCGACGAAAAGTTGGTGAAGAGGAAGCTAATCGAATTTCAGGTCAAGCGTCCAATCGTGGTACTAGACTACATAAGATATGCGAAGATTATATAAATAATTTAGAACCTGTTTTTAAAACACCTCTAGATCAAGAGATGTTTTTGAGTGTACAAAATACTCTTGATAGTATGATTGACGAAGTATATGGACAAGAGGTTCCGTTATATTCTGAGTATCTTGGTATAGCGGGTAGAGTAGATCTTGTTTGTAAATGGAATGGTAAAGCGTCAATCGTTGATTTCAAGACTTCTCGTAAATTAAAGAAACGTGATTGGATCGATAATTATTTTATGCAATGTACCGCATATTGTGTGATGTTTGAAGAACTAACAGGTACGCCAGTGGACCGATTTGTCGTTTTAATAGCAGTAGATCAGGAATCGGAACCACAAATTTTTCTCGGCAAGAGAGACGATTATATCTCTCCGCTGGTCGATGCTATTAGAGGATTCTACGATGAAAAGAATCTTGTTCATCCTAACCCTGCTATTTTCAGTAGGTTTCACTAACACCGCCGCCGCTCAACGAGTTACCTGTATTCCTTATGATCGTGCTATCACATCTCTTATTGAGACATATAAAGAAAAAGTTTTATATAGAGGAATTACGAACAATAGCAGATTTATGGTGGAAATATGGGCAAATGTTGAAACGGGTTCATTTACCATTGTTCATATTGGTTATATAGAAGGACAAAAAACGATTTGTGGCACGATTGCTGGTGAAGGGTTCCATGAGGTAACAGTACAGCCCAAGCCCGAAAAAAAATCTCCAAAATCGTAAAAAACTGTTGACTTTTAATCTCCATCGAGTATAATGATTATAGTGAGTGAGACAGAGAAAGACAGAGACATGAAGTTTGACAACGCGAAGTTCGAAAATCTGACTGGTCGCGACCCGTATGTGTTTTACAATCACAAAGGTGAGCGTAAGTTTGTCGCGCGGTTCATGCGCGGTGGCAAGGCTGACTTTCTTCGTTTTCTGGTGAAGAACTTCACGGTTGAAGAATACTTTGACGCGATGGAAGCGGGTAACGCTCCTTTGACGATTCTCCAAACGAAGGGCTACGTAACTCCGATCGTCAAAAAGATGTTGAAGCAACACGGACTTCCTCAGACCCAAGAGGGTTTCAACATTTTGCTTGATCGGCAGATTGCGCGGAGGGCATGAAACTTTTCTCTTGACAAAAAACTTCCATGATGTTATATTACATATAGACAGTGAGAGAGACAGAGACATGATGAAGTTTGCCAAATACGACACCAAAGCCATCGATATCAAGACCGCTTGGATGGCTACCAATGCCGAAAGTGAAGTTGATATCATTGAAAACATTAATGATGAATACGAACTTTGGATTGGCAAAAATTTCGTAGAGATGTACGAAACCTTCGATATCGCCAA